GGTCAGAATCTCTTTACTCATACTTTCTCCTCATTACGATAGTAAGTATAAGCGATTTCGGGGTTGAGTTCAACCCCTTTCCTTAGAATATTTATTTCTTAGAAATCAAATGGTTATAACATTTTGTTCAACAAATTCTACCCAATGTACTCGTGGGCATAGCACAGTCGTCCAGAATGTTTCAATAGATACTCCTGACTGTACTTCTTACTCTTGCGGGGATTGGGCAATGCGCTCTCACGCACCATGTAATCACCTCGTGCTTCTTTATTGTGTGCAGTGGGTCTCCACTTGGCAGAATGCTCACGGTACTCGCCCATCCTTGGGTGTGCGGTTTTGCTGAAGAACCGCTTGTTGGTTTGTATGTGAATTTCACCTAGTGCATCAGATAACCGTACACCAATACCCATCCCTTGGAAATCAGGCAACACCACCGTCCTATGTTCCCGCCATGCGTTTCTCATCGCATTCGGTTGTGCTATTGAAGAAGCAAATCCAACGGGAGTGTCGTTCCAGATTGCGATCCAACACCGTGCACTTTTATTGATTTCTCCTGTGAGATAGTGATGTTTGCTGAACATTGACCATGCGTCGATGGAGCAAGGAAGCATTTCCACCTCAATTTCGGGTTGTTGAAGTGACCCCCTTGGCAACACTTCTTGTGTCACCGTGTCATATACCCAATCGGGTTGTAACCAATCTACAATATCGTAGTGGCAAGAGGCAAAGGTTAGGTTCTTCAGTCCCGTCTTATCTACATACTTTCTCAATGCCATCGCACACGACTTGGCAACGTTTCGGTCTACAACAGATGTGAACTCGTCAATTACTGCACCATCCTTGAGTTTTCGTGCGAGGTCTACCCGAAACTGCTCACCATTCGATAACACATGATATGGTCTCATCCAAGATGGTACTGAGTTGAATCCAACCGCACCCAATCGGTCAATAGCATCATCAACATCATTGAAGTGTGATGCGACTGATATATCCGCATTCCAATCAAGTTTTTCTTCTGCCCCGAACTCTTCAAGCAAACTCGACTTACCCGAACCCGATGGTCCTACGATGAGACCAATAGCATAATCTTCATCCAAATAAAGATTACGATCAGCGGCAGATATGGTAGGTATAGTGAAACTAGAAGTGCCATCAAAATCGTAGTCGAACAGTCGTCCAATTTCTCCTGTGATTTCATCAGGTTTTACCTCGACGGTTTTAGTTTTCATTTCGCAATCCTGCTAAAGTTTTTGTGTTTCTCAAACCGAATGACTGATCTGAACTTGTCGTACAGAATATCACCTTTGTGTGATATAACAAACACATTTGTATCATCTAAAGATGAATGTATCAGTTTGAGGAACTCATCACACCCGTTGGTATCCAGTGACGCATCAAATACCTCATCGAGAACCAACAGGTTAGTGTTCGTTGAGTTCTTCAGTTTTGATACTGCTCTCCAAGTAAACAGCAGTGCCAAGTCAATTCGCATCTTCTCACCTTCAGAGAATGACGCATAGGTAAAGTCATCACGATGTCTAGATAGAATCTTCTCGTCAAAGTTTTCGTCTAGTTCAAACTGCACAAAGAATTCCATCGCTGCCAAATACTTATTCACCAACTTGTTGATGATTGGTACATACTGTTTGATGATGCGTGACTTGACACCACTGTCTTTCAATAAAACAGATGCGATGTCGAGGAGTTCCTTTTCCCCCAATAAGGATTCTTTCTGCGTTCGATAATCTGTGAGTTGTGTCTCAAGTTCAGCGATCTTTGAGTTTTCAGAGTCGAGAACAGTGTTCTGTAGGTTTTCGATTTCATCTTGAACCGTTTGGATGTTTGCATCAATATCACGAGTTCGCTTGTATAGTAAGACCCCTTGCTGAGTTTTCTTAGAATGTTCTTCCGCTTTAGTTTCAAGCGAGTCAAGTTGTCCCCGAATCGTGTCCCATTCAGATTTTGTGTCTCTGCTCTTATTTTGAAGATCAGTAATCTTGTCCTTTCGCTGGACGATATGTGTCGTGGCAACGACATCATCCAGTTCTTGCTCACAAGTTGGACAGTGATCGTTTTCTTCATAAAACTTGATCTCTTTGTTTAGTCGCTTGATCTCGTCCTCTAACCTTTGCTCAGTTCTTTCAACTTCCCGAATCTCGTCTCTAAGTCCCTCTGTGTCTCCAATGTCTTTTGAGAGAACTTTGACTTCTTTTGCAAGTTGCCTTCCTTGCTTGATGATTTCTGCTTTTTCATCTTGATACTCTTTGATTAGTTCCTGTTTTACCTTTACGCCTTCTTTTTGCTGATCTTGCTTATCCTTGAGATTCTGTTTTTGGATTTGCAAACGATCATCGTTAAGTTTGATATTATAATCAACATCACCTCGTTCACTCTTATTGGTTGCAATCTTTTCTTTGAGCAACTGACCCATCGATGAAAAAATACCAATGTCGAGTAAGTCTTCAATCACCATTCTACGATCCGCTGCTCGTAGTTGCATGAATGGAGTAAACGATGCATTACCAAGAATCACAATCTGCGTGAAAGACTTGTAGTTCAGACGGAGAATCTGACGTTCTAGTGTGTCTTGATAGTCTTTCTTTGACCCAGGTTGGTTGAGCAGTTTGTCATTCTGATAGATTTCAAACTTCTGTGGTTTGATACCCCGAACGACTTTATACTCTCGATTGCCAATAGTGAACTCAATCTCAATCAAACAACCCTTATCATTGACAGAGTTGACCAACTGACCTTTCTTGATTTTACGGAATGGTTTGTCGAACAGGACAAAACAAAGTGCATCTAAAATAGTAGACTTACCCGCACCATTTTCACCAATAATCAGTGTGTTTGGCGAACGTGTAAAGTCAACTTCTGTAAAGTGATTCCCCGTTGAAAGTAGGTTCTTCCAACGAATCTTCTCAAACATAATCATTCGATGTAAAGTGCCTCAGTATACAGATTATTCAAAAGTCCAGACAGTTGCTTCTTATCGATATCAACTTCCAGTGCATCAACGTATTTGTTCAAAATAGTGAGTGTGTCTTCGGCATCCATAATCTCTTCATCTTTTTCAAGATCAAGATGCTTATTGTCCTCAACGATTGTGAGATGTGTGGGGTCACATTTGTAGAGTCGATCCAAGAATTGATCAAACCAGTATGGATTTTGCTTTTTAACCACAACAACTTTGATATATCGCCCTTTGAGATGATTGAAGTCTAAGTTCATCAACTGCTCAAGGTCATAAGTCTCGTCATCATAGAATACTTTATGGAACATCCGATATGGATTCTTAATAAACTCCAGTTCACGAGTATTTGTATCTAGGATATGGAATCCACGCGGGTCATCATAGTCGCCCCAAGTCAACTCATATGGGTTGCCCAAGTATGTGATATTGCCCATCGTAGACTTGTGATGGAAGTGACCAGACAATACCATATCAAACTTGCGGAAGTGCTTAATATCCATACCGTGATCACAAGTTTGACCACGCATCATTTCAAACCCCGCAATCTCAAAGTGTCCGAACATCACTTGAGCGTCAGTCTGCTCCATTTTTGTAATCGCAGAGTTATAGTTGGCATTGTTAATCCACGGCATCATCAGAATCTTGAGACCGTCAAACGTCACTTCGTTTGGACCCCAATAGATTTTGCCTACGGAATCGCTAAAGACTTCGCGCATTGCATTGATATCATTTGTATTTCGATAGGGGATGTCGTGGTTACCGACAATACAGTGAAAGTCGATATTTCGGTCTGCCATTGGTTGCACAAAATGATCCCGAAATGCTCTGAGCGTAACATAAGAGATATACTTTCTCCGATCAACGATATCTCCCAAGTGAACCACAGTGTCAATGCCGTGGTCATCAAGATAAGGAAAAAACACATTGTCATAGAAATCAGAAAAATACTCAGTAAACACTTGCGAATCATTACGCGCACCCCAATGAGTATCTGTGATTAAAGCAATCTTCACTCTTTTTTATCCTCAATAAACTGGTCTACACCAGTTTTCCGCTTCACCCGCTTCTTACGCTTATGCTCTTCAAAGTTGGTGATAAAATCATTCATATATTCTTGTGACCACTCACTCTGCTTGATTGAGTCATCATAGTTTTTCGGTGAGTGCATATCTTGTTCTTGCACCTCAGACGTTTGTTCAAAAATATTAACGTGCTCTGTCAACTTGTACTTGGTGTACAGATGCTTCTTCTCTTTTTGAATACGTCTCAAGAATGCATAATACACTATTTGAGTGAAATATGCAAATGGATTTTTACTTTTTTCTGGATTAAAGTTGTCAATATACTGAAGACAGTTCTCAATCCCATCAGAAACCATCTCCTCGCGAAACGAATAATTCATGAAGTTCGGTTTGTGTGCGAGGTGAGTGGCGATCTTCATAATACAAGTCGCAACATAGGTAGGAACCATTGGACGAGGCAGTCCATTTTCTTTTGCATGAATGACAGACTCACGAAACTCAATCATCGCTGCAAGGAATGCCTTGTTATCGACATAATTTTGCCTAACTCGTTTCTTTTTTACAGGTTTTTCTACTTCAGGGGTTGACATATTCTATTTCCATGTGTATAATAAGCAATGTGCGATTGGCAGATAGTATTAGTTGAGTATGGTAGAAGTATTGGCGAAATACATTGCCATCTTGACCTTATCCTCATCTATACCATCTGATTCCTCAAAAGCAACTGTGGGTGATTTCTCAAAGAACTCATCACCCATTTCATACTTTTCAAGTGCCTCATGATAGAAACCGAGCATCTCTTCGTTACACTCAGCAATAGTAATCACATGATCATAATATATAACAAGAGTAGGGGATTTCATGAGGGGAATCCACTTACTCAAACCCATGAACATTCTTTCAACTTCTGATGAGAACTCATAGTTGATCTTCATGGGTAACCTTACTATATAGGCAGATTCTTCACGCATATCTTGGAGCACATCACATACGATGTCTTCTCCATTGGACAACTTGAAGTAGTAAACGTTTTCTGGTTTGCTCATTTAAAATCTACCTGATATATCTTGTAATCAAACTGTTCTTCTTTATACATCTTAACACGGATGAATAAATGTTTCAATGAATGATTCTTCTTTTTCTGGTATGACAGATCATCTGCGATATCATACAAGACTGCCTGTTCTTTCTGTTCGGATTTTCTCAACCCCCGCCCAATTGATTGGAGATTACGAACACGAGATTTGGAAGGACTAGCAAAAACAATATTGTGCAGATTACGAATATTGATACCTGTGCTAAAAGTACCGTAAGACGCAACAATGATTGCATCCTTTTCGTTTTCTGTGATTTCCCGTATTTGTTCTCTTGTGTCGGCATCTGTCCCACCATGCACAAAGAAAACATGACGACCACCTTCTGCATTCTCTTGTATATCATTGTACAATATTTTACCGTGTTTGTCAACCAATTTGAAGAGAACGAGGGTATTTCCTTTGAGTGAGATTGTGAGGTTTCTGATGAACTTGTTTCGTTTTTCATGTGCGTGAATAAACTCCATTTCCTCTTGATACAAGGCATTACAGTATTGCTTTCTTGTTTCAATGTCATAACGGAGAGTGAGGATTTTGATTTTGAAGGGTGATAGTGAACCACTTTCAATCAGTTCATTTGTCTTGACGACTTGCTTGACGGGTCCAAATAGTCCCTCAAGAACCAGTTTATGTGTCTGTGCACCATCGAGTGTGCCGGTCAGTCCAAAACGATAACGAACATCAATCATCTTATTCATGATATCAGATAGAGACTTTGATTTGAAAAGGTGTGCCTCGTCACCTATCACACAACCAAAGTGAGTAAACCAAGACTTTGGTAGTTTGTGAATCGATTGCCATGTGCTGACGGTGATTGGTTTGACTGCATTTTTATCGACCCCTGCCATAATACCACTGATCATCGAATCTGGCATTCCATAGTCAATAAAGTCCTTTGCCATCTGATGTACGAGTGATACAGTCGGAACGATAATCAATACACGATCTATTGCTTGTAAGTAATATGTAGATATCAGATAAGCAATCAGCGACTTACCTGACGCAGTAGGAGAGAGCAGAAGTGCCCTTCTCTTGCGTATTGCGTGGACAAATGCTTTGATCTGATAGTCACGAGGTTCAAGTTTCAGTTTTAGTTTACTGATATGTTCTTCTGCTTCTGAAACAGAAAACTCATCATCATAAAGCAAGTCTGTGTGAATATCGATGGTATATTCACGAGACTCCGCAAACTTAGCGACATACGGAACAAGTCCTTTTGGTAGAGTCTTGTTTATACCATTCAGTAAACGTATCTTACCATCCCAAATCTTATTCCTATACGCGGGCATGAACCGTGCACCTGGAACTTCAAAGGTGAAATAATCTACGACTTCACGAAATGTACCACCATCAGCACGAACTCTAACGAATGCTTCATCGATAGGTTCTATAGTGATATCAAACGTCTGGGGTGAAGTTTGTGAGTTCTCGCCACTTGATGGCATTGTTGATTTGGAATCCACGGGCATTTATCATCTTCATGATCTCTTGGATCACTTCGATTTTTTCCTCTGTATATTCTACTTTGGTGTCTAGTGCAATCATATCCTCATCGGTATCGATGTAGTCTTTGACATCAGTTTTCAAAACTGTCAACGTCCAAGGTTCTCTACCGATATCAGCAAGGTCTTGCTCATTGTTAAGATTCCCAAGATAGTATTCTCTCAGAATCTTAGACAAACGTTTTCTTTCGATTTTTAACTTGCGTAATGTTAAACGTGATTGTGACAATAACTTGAGATACTTGTTGTGCAGACTAGGCACTTTGAGTGCTTCATTATCAAGTTCAGTGTCATCAAACAGTGCGTCTTTACGCCACTCTTCAATGATTTGTTCTAGGTTCATAATTTAAACTCAGGTTCAATTAAAGTCATTATTGTAACTCTATCTATATCATCATTAACTTTTGCAACCCAATGTATTAAATTTGTAGGAACGATATAGAATTTTCCTTTTTCATGCAAAAGATTTATGTAATAATCTTTTGATCCCGGTAGTTTTTCAAACTTAGAGAATGTTTGATAATATTTTTCACATGTTAAGTATGATGTATACGCATCAGAATTTTCGTAGTTTTTAGGACAATACAATAACATAAAAGATGTTTTCGTATTACATCCGTCATAATGTGGTGCAATATAACTACCTTTTTTACCTAAATTTAAATAAATTTGCAAATTTACACTTTCAACATTATCTGTCAATTTTAATAAAAAATCAGAAATGTAAGGCATAAAGACATCTTTATATTTTGACCACTCTATATTATCATCAGACAAATTATGATTGGGTGAGGATGTAAAAAAGTTATGAACATCACAATCTATACTTTTATATGTGATTTTTGATATATCTTTATCTAAGTAATTTTCTAATATATCAGCGTCATTATTACTAACAAAACCTTCAGCAAACATACTGTAAGGCATAAAATGCAAATTCACTACAAAACCTCAATCTCATATTTACGATATGCAAACTGTACAGTTGCTTCAAGGTATTCTACATCAGTTAATGTGGTGTCAAAATCAAGTGCAGTCAGTGAAGTTGGGAACATATCCAAAAACTTGATTCTCAATGACGCATTGTTTTGACTTGTGAGGACAGATAAAGTTCCATCCGATAGTTGATTGATGATTGCATCTTCTTTGGTAGTCTTTGGACTATCCTGTGCAACTGCCCAAGTTCTAGTTTGAGCAAAGTTATCAGGACGACCTAGAGCATGCAACCAAGAATAGATTTCTCTAAAGTTTTTCATTTGCTCATCAATACGGAAACGAACAATAACAGGTCCGAATCTGAGTTTAGCACCCGGATTCTTCAGTGTTGAAAATGGTGTAAACGTTTCTAACTCATCTAAAGACATTTCAGGAAGATTGACTGCCTGACAATAGAAGATAGTATTTGGAATACGATTGATAGACAGACGGAAACCCAAAGGGGAGAGAAAGTTAGGACTCTCCGCATTTTGGAACGCACCGATAGTTGTACTGGTTTCTACTGTTACTGCCATAGTTCACCTCTGTTACCTACTATTTAGGCGTAAAAAAAGGGGCAACTTGCGTTGCCCCCTTCAATGCTTGGTTAGAACCAAGTCTTATTATCTTACATAAGGTTAGAAACTTTAACCAATCTGTAATACTTGTTAGACGTATCGTTTGCGGCAGTTGAACCGAAACCGATAGTACCGTCTGCATCGCCTGTGGCGAATGGATTTGCGACAATGCCGTAGCGAGTCTTGAATCCGATTTTTGGTTGGAACGTGTTCTCACCAACCGCACGAACCATCTGGAGTGGGACGTATGGGCAGTAGAAGAGACCAGCGTCAAACGCTGAAGAACCTTTGTATCCAACTGTGTAATACTGATCACCTGACGCAGAAGCGAAATATGGATCGATGTATACACGGATACGACCGTTCAAGACACCTGCGAATGTGTTACCAGTGTCATCAACGTTCAGGTTGTTTGCAAGAGCAGGAGCGTAATCGAGTACACCTGCCATCTGGAGTGCTGAAGCAACGTCAGAACCACAGATCATGAGGTTACCCTTACCGCGTCTTGTTTCTTTCGCGATTTGGTTAGCGTCACGCTCGATTTGGAACATGAGACCTTTGAACTTCTCAACCATCCAACGACCGTTTGAGTCAACATCCATATCGAATGTTCCCGCTGTAGTTGTGTTCTCTTCAGCACCTCTGCGAGCAGAGTAGTTGATTGTACGAACAACTTCGCGGTTGATTTCTGCCAAGATTTCAGCAGAAAGGATGTTTGACAGTTCTGTCTCAGCGTCAAGACCGTGGATTGCTTTCAAGTCTTGAGCAAGTTCCATTGTGTACTCTGCTTTCAAAGCACGAGAAACTGCTGTTACAGAAACTTTCTCTACTGAGAACGCCATTTCTTGGAAGGCATTAGTTGTGCCATCACCAAGTGCTTCAGCGTTAGCAGTACGCATACCAGTAGATACTGTGTATCCTGAACCAGATGCACGAGAAGTAGGATCATTACCTGTCTGAGCGTCAGTCAATGAACCGTTCGCAACAAACTGAGAAGCAGAGTTAGAACCTGCTGATGCTGAGAATGTAGTATTTGCTTCATCAAACAGTGCTTCTGTGCCAGACTGTGAAGAGAAACGTGAACGGAGTGCAAAGATCAGACCAGTAGGTCCAGTCATTGGTTGAACACCGCAAATATCATATGCGATGAGATTTGGCATAGAACGTCTAACCAGTGAGATTAACACTGGATCGAAAGTATCGATGCTAGAACCAGTAGCGTTAGCAGGTGCTGCTTCGCCCAAAAGACTTGGAGCGTAGTGACCACCAGCGTAAGATGCTTGCTCGCGAGCATTCATCTCTTGGTTCTCTAAAAGTTGTGCTACAACAGCGCGGCGATGAGCATCTTTGATCTCTGGGAGATCGGGATGTTCAAGCACCGGCTTCCACTTTGAAGTGATTGCTTCGTTAAGCGAGTGCATTGTGGTTCTCCCTATTAAGTTTTCCACTTGTTTTTACCTTATTATTTATAATAATGTCACTTTTTAGTAATCTGTCTTGAAATCGAATCCAAGTATGCCTTCATTGAAGGATCAGATACTACATTTGTCTCCTCAATCAATTCCAGAGGTTCGTCATCGCCTACAAATGAGGTTGACTCTGTGATGTCTTTATCACCAAAGTAAGTATCCTTAATGGTTTCTAACTTTGACTCAAAGTCATCTTCATCCACATAATCAACACCTTCCGCTAATGAAGCAAGTTTATCTGCTTGATTTTCTGAAAGGTTCTTGCTTACACGAGCAACAACTTGTGCTCTTGTAGATTCTTCGATTGACTTCTTCATAGAGATGTTCTTCTCGATCTGATCATTCAATGATGCAGTGAGATGTTCAACCTTGTCAGAAAGTTCTTCTACAACGTCTACTTTCTCTTCTGGGATGTCAATGTAATGCTCTGCGAAAAGATTACGCAAACCAGACAGGAAGTCGTCTACGAGTTCAGACTTAACGCCCTTCTCGACAGCGAGTTTGTTTTCTTCCATCCACTCTTCTACAACGTAGTCGAGGTATGCGTCTACCTTTTCGGTAAGTTCTGTTTGAATCGCTTCCATTTGCTCAGACAAAGCAACTTCTGCTTGTGAAGCAAGTAGTTCTACAGATTCGTTGATCTTAGAAACGACTGCTGCTTCAAACAAAGTTGATGCTTGATCCTTGAACTCTTCAGAAAGATCAGTACCTTCAAACATCGCACGGATATCGTCAGTGATATCGATGTCTTCACGAGTGTACTTCATCTCTTTGATTTTTGAGTTGCCTTGCATTACAGGTGCAGATTCGCCACTTTGCTGATCTTGTGGACGATTTGCCACAGCAGCATAGATTGCTTCCATCTTACCCTTTAGTTCATCTTGCTTCATGCCCGCCATCATGTTAACCATTGCGTTAATCATGCCGACCTTAGTCTTTGGCATCTTGACATCAGATGAACCCTGCTTAACAGATGTCTTATCACCTTCATCATCGTCTTGAGGACGAGAGGTGTCACCTGTTTCTACAGGATCAGGTACTTCTGAAGGATCACCGAAAGACGCGCCTTTTGCTTCTTCAAGTGCTTCTTCTACCTGAACCATGTCGAGGTCTTGTTCTGACATTGGTGTTCTCCCTAAGTAGAGTTTTTCGTTACAGTTGTATTTATAAAATATTAAAGTTTCCGCAGGAAATCTGAGAAAACTTGAAGCATTGCTTCTTCGGTTTGGCGTTTCTTCGCCGCTTCGTTGATCTGAGTTGCATACCCAGCGATCTCAACTTCTTTGATGAGACCATTGTCCCACACCCATTCTTTACCTTCCATGATACCTTCTACGAAAGCATCTGGTGCTGATGGGTCTGCAACAATGTCTCCTGCTGTAGCAAGCATAAAGTCGTCTTGTACTTGATTAGCACCACCGACTTGCTTCAGCGAACCCATACCACGAGTTGATACACCAAGTGTTGCACCTTCGTCCATGAGATTCTTTACGATCTTACCCATTGGAGTATCCATGATCTTTGCTTTACCTTTGAAGTTATCTCCATCTTGGTAAAGTTCCTTGATCATATGTGATACACGGTCTAGGTTGATGGTTGGTCCCTGTGGGTGACCCAACTCACCGTATGCGCGATTCTTATTGATATACTCATCAGTATATCTTTTGACTTCACGTTGAAGAATGTCGATAGGATAGACTCGACCATTGCGATTCTTTTGATTGCCTTGCATGAAGATACCTTCAATCATGTAAGACTTTTCACCATTCTCTGATGCTTCAGTGATGATCTGTACTTCTTCAACGACTTCTGTGATTAGTTTCATTTTTATTGTGCTCCAGAAGACTTAGCAAACTTGATTGCGATTGTACCCGTGCCACCCGCTAATGTGAATACGCAGTTAGAGATTTCATCTCCACCAGATTCCAACCGAACACCTTCTTCTTGGAAATCCATAACACCACTACCAGTTAAAATCATAACTGTGTTTCCACCACGAGCAAGTGTCCAAGTGGCAGGTGCTGATGCTGTATTATTTGCAGTACCCCAAATAACTTTTGAGATGTGCATTTTAGTTGGAGTCTCGCCAGTTGTAGAGGCAACGAGATGTGGAGATGCATCAACACCAGTTAATCTGATCGAACCTGTGCGGTCAGAGTGAATAGTAACATACTTAGCACCACCGACAGGACCAGAAAGTTGATTTGAGGTTTTTACGGTTCTTGCCATCTTACTTACCTACGCTAAACGCAAAGTCTGCCATCTTCATGAAAGACGTTGGTCCCTTATCGAGTTGTGCTTCAAACTTTTTCTGGTTGGTAGGATTAATACTCGCGTGTACACGGACAAGTGCATTGGCAGTAGTCATGTCTACCTTCATCGACTTACCATTTGAAAACTTAACGTTTTGTGCTGCCTTATCCTTTACGATCTTTTTTAGCGTGTCGAGAACTCCTTCTTCAAGTTCTTCGACTTCTTCCATGACTTCACTTCTATCACCGTTAAAAACATGATCTTGACCGGGAACAGCGTAGTAGTCTGTCTTGGTTACGGTGTGCTGATTCGCAAAATCTTCCTCGCCTTTAGAACGGGGTTTACGAACTCTTGTTGCTTCGTCATCGTCAGCGGGTTTACCGACAAAGTTATCTGCGCTTGAAGTGCCAGTGCCTTCATGCATCAGTTGACGGAATGTCTTCATCTGTCTGCTCCTGGTCATTGAACATTCCAGTTGCGACACGAACTCTTTCTAGTGCAACTGCATCTTTAACTTTATCCATGAGAACCGACTGAACTTCATTTTTGAACTCAGTAGTTTCACCATTAATAGCGTGTTGAATCGCTGTTTCAATACTCATGGTATTCTCCTCTTTGTTATCTATTTATAAAATAAAGTAATCACACATCAAAATAAGGAATCTTGTAGTCTGTACCTTGAATATTGATTGAGACAAATCCTACAGGATTCGTTGGGACTGTAATCTGAGAGTTTGCACCTGATGTAGCACTCAAAGATACACGAGATGCTGGATTGACACGAATGCCACCCGCAACAAACATCGATTCTGCTGAACCAATACCAGAAATCTCACCCTCTTTATAGATCAGTGCACGGAAGATTCCACCTTGGAAACCACCGTCTGTGGATATGGTTGCGGTTGATGCAATACCACCAACATCTTTGTTTGCACCACCAATAAGGAAGTTTACATATTGAATAGCACCAAACTGTGCAGTTGAAGCAATCGCCCCAACTTCTTCAATAGTAAGGATACCTTCGGTATCACCACCAAATGCTACAGTCGATGCGATACCATCTCCAATAGCAATGTTGAGGACACCCTCTGATGTTCCAAATGCTACAGTCGAGGCAATACCACCAGAACCTTCGATGTGAATAACCCCTTCGGGTACACCGAATGCAGTGGTTGCAGTAATAGCACCTACATCGCTTAGAAACTGAGTCGGATTCGCATCAAAGAACGCTTGTAACGTACTGTCTGCGAGTTCACTTATTAGTCGGTTCTCATCTCCAAGGATGACGGGACTTGTATCAGACATTACAATGTCCCCCTATCAAGATTTTATAATGCGAAAATCTTGTTTGCCCCATCAGAAAATGCAACTGTAATGTCACCACCACCTGGTGTGATTGGAAGACCTGTTGCGGTGTCAATGTAAGCAATAAGGGTTGAGTTGTTTGCGTCTGTTGTGCCACCAACTTTAACATCATGATAAATAATCAATGCTTCTGCCTGATCACCAGTTACGTTTGAGAATGTTGCATCTGCTGCGTCAAAAACTCCACTCGTGACAGTCTTTGATGCAAGAGTTGCAGTTGCAACACGAGAAGCACCAGTAATATCATTCAAGACTGTATGTGAGTCGCTGAAAGAATAATCATCAGTATCAACAAGCACAATAGCAATATTATTTGCCGCGCTTGACAAGTTGATTTCGGCAGAGAGGAATGCCTCTTTTCCTGCTGAATAAAGAACGTTTGCCATTGTTTAAAACTCCTTTGCTATAGCAAGACTATTTATACTATTAAGAACCAAGGATAACTGATGTGCCGATACGCACAAATAACTTGGTTGGTGAAAGTGCAATACCAACAGGCACGGAGAAAAATGCTCCTGGTGCTGATGCTAAAGTCGTTAAGTTATTAGTTCCTGGTGGGGTAGTTGAAGTGCCAACATAAATGACTGCATTAGATGTCCAACTCCAACCAGAGTTTTCAATGATACCAGTTGTTACTAAGTCACCGTTAGCGACCTTAATGCCCACGACCCTCGCAACGTGCGATGAGTTTGCAACACTTGCGGGTATTTCGTGTCCAGTATCATCTAATGCAACCGCAACATATGCATCATTAGCAACAACATTTGCTGATTTTTCTAAGTTGAGTCGTAGTGTTTCGCCAACACTAAAGTCGCCACCGCCACCTGCTCCAGCATCTGCACCAATAAACTTACCAGATGCCGAATCAAACTTTAAAAACTTACCATCGACTTTTGCAGTTGCTCTATCTACATCATCAAGAAACTCTAGTTTGACTTCACCAGAACCACTTGATCCACCACCAAGTGCTGCTCTAGTAATCTGCGAACTGATTTGATTTTTGAAATCTTGTAGGTCAGTTTCAAGTTCTTTCTTGATTCGACTGACATCTACTTCTGTTCCATCTCGTCCCGCAGGACCTTGAGGTCCAACGTCCCCTTGGAGACCTTTTTCACCACGAACGCCTCTCTCGCCACGTTCTCCCTTATCTCCTTGAGGTCCCACTGGTCCTTGTTCGCCAGTGTCGCCTTTGTCTCCCTTGTCGCCTTTTTCGCCTTTTTCTCCGGGGATTCCTCTCAGGCCAATGTCCCCCTTTTCGCCCTTCTCACCACGTTCACCCCGTGGTCCGATATCACCTCGATCTCCTTTTTCTCCTCTGGGACCGATCTCACCTTGTTCACCGATGGGTCCTCGTTCGCCTTGAGTGCCTTGTCCACCTCTGGGACCCACAACCTTGCCAACTTGGATTTCATCTCCTGAGTCAAACTGAATAAAGAGGTTATCTTCATGGATGTATGCCTTGTCTACCGAACGACCGGGGTCACCCTGTTCGCCCTTATCGCCAACGGGACCTCGTGCTTCGATAACGATTTTTCTTTCGGGACCTTCGGGACCCGGAGGACCCTGTTCGCCCTTGGGACCTTGGGGTCCTTGCAAACCTTCTACAAGGTTGGTGCGAGTGAACTCTAGGAACTGCTCCTCAAACTCAACACGAACCTGATCGATTTCTTTTCGTGCGAGTTTAAGTGCTGCTGCTAGTAGTTTTGCTTGTTCAAGTTCTGTCATCGTCTATATCTTCAAACAGTTCGTCAACGTCTACGTCTTCTAATAATTTAGACATACTTTCAACGAGTTGTTGCTCCTCAACTGAGGGTTCACTGTTTGCGTAGAATGCTTCAACTTCTTCTTGTTGTTCTTGATCAACACCCATATCGGCAAGTTGATCTTCTCCATCACCTTGTTCAGCATTTTCTTTATCGATTTGGGTATCCATAGAATCCATTTCTTCTTCGGACATTCTAAGGATATTGGAGCGAACCCAACGTTGTGAGAAATACTTACCAGTGTATTCATCGATTTCACGGAGAAGTGTCAAACGATTGGTAAGAATCTCAGTATCTTTCAACTCTGAGAAATGGTTGTCTTCAACGTAATCGTAACGGATGTTTCCTTTGATCTTTCTAAACTCTTCGCGAGTCATTACACCTTGAAGCACAAGATGAATCTCAAGAAGATCATCAAACAGCATTGAGAACCGTGAACGGAGACGGTTTACAAACTTAGAGAACTTGAGTTCGTCACGAGTAATCTCAGATGCACGACCCAAGTTGAAAGCATTTTCAGTCTCAATACGAGAAGTTGGAACGTTTAATGCTTTGTAGAGTTTCTTACGGAAGTAATCAACATCATCCATCTCACCCAAGTTTTGTCCACCTGGAAGTGTGGTGATTTCAGTTCCACGACCACCTTCTCTACGAGGCAACCAAAAATCTTCAAGCATCGTCATAAACTTACGATCATCACGGACTTCACCTGTCGATGCATCGTATACCAGTTTATTCTTATGACGAACCATCATATCACGAACGTATTGCTCTGCCTTCATCTTAGGCAAGTTACCTACATCGATGTAGAAGATACGTCTTTCGGGGGCACGAGACAAACGATAAATGACAGTCGCATCTTCAAGCATTCTCAACTGATTAAGTGGTTTGATTGCCTTGTGGAGATGCGAAAGTGTCATGTTGTTGCGATTGTCCATCATACCAGATGTGACATGACAGATTGAATCTGTTGAAATCTTGACAGCAGACTGTGCACCTGACATAATACCCTTCGGTGAGTAAATGTAATACTCTTTGAATCCGGGATGGATGCCTTTAGCGCGAGCATCTTTTGCATCTTTGTCTTTGATTTCTTCGCGAATCTTGCGAATCTTACGGGGATCAATGTATCTGAGATTGAGAATACCAGTTCTTGGATTCTTCGGATCAATCATAATATGATAATACAGACGACCATCAACGTAAAAGTTTCTGAAGATGTCGTATGCTTTATTATTGAAATCTAAGATTGATAAGAGATGGTCAAACTCTTGAAACATTCTTTTCTTGATAGATGCCGATACATCGATGTCATCCAATACTAAGTTTACTGGATTCTTACGATCATCAACAACAATCGCTTCGTTAACAATGTCGTCAACCGCAGTATCACACTCTGGTTGAAGTGACATTTCACGATACTTGGTTACAAGTTCTGCTTCGCTTTTTGCAGTGCCTTCAAAGTCAAGTGCTGTGCCGTAAACGTGATTAGATACGACCTCTGTCGCACCATCATCATTTGGTTGAGGTGCAAAACTAGGGACTTCGATTGCTTGTTTCTGCTCTTCATCCGCACGACCAATACGGAATCCAAATAAATCTACTGCCATTGTATATTCCTAAAAAAATGGGAGTTACCCTATTATTTAGGGGCACTCCCATCCGAGGTTTTACGCTAAACTTTAGAGGTTTGCGTTGAACGATACACCAGGTGCAGCATTACCAGTAACCGCTTCCCAATAATCATACTGGAAGGTTACGGTAAACTCTTGAATGGTGTCAGCATCCCATGCGAGATCAATAGTCGATACTTCGGTTGGGTACAAGTTCACAAACTTATATCTACGCAATACTTGACCTGTCTTACCATACTGGATGACAGTAGCATCTGTTCTATAACCCGCGAGAGTAGCAAGTGCTGGGTCTCTTAGATTTGAACGGAAACTATTGATCGAGTTAGACCATGCTTCCATTGCGTCACGAACTTGGAAATCTTCATCGTTCAGAATGGTTGGTGACCATTCAGCAAAGGTGCGGTTACCCGCAACCTTTACTTCCCGACCAAAGTAGTTGATGTTGATGTTATTGATCGTTGCGGCAGGAATCTGCGCTGCTCGACAAGTGAACCTAATGCGATCATTCACATTAGGAACTCCTGCTGGTGTTTGGATGTCCACTTCAAACAGGGACGATCTTGCACCGCCAAACGGTAAACCCTGTGAAGCAAACTCTGTTACACTAAATGCCATTTGTTCTCTCCTTTAGTCTTTCTATTTAGACTTGCCCAACGACTTCAGTGAACTCAACACCAGTTCTAACCGCAACAAAGTTCAACTGAATGAAGTTGATTGAACGGTTAGGTTTCACAAAGATGTCGCCAACAAACTCGTTGCGGTCAACCACCTCTGCTGTGTTGTTCGTTTCGTCACAGATTACACGGAAATCGGTAACACCTCTGCGTCCTTGCACTTCACGCAAGAACGGTTCTACCAAGTTAACGAACTGTGCTCTTGTGAACTCATCATTGAACTCAAAGAGTGACTGTCTTGCCGCCTGAGAAATAACCTTCTCAAGAACAATGAACAATCTACGAACGTTAATGCGATCAAACGCTGATGCTTGTGCAAGCATTGTCTTATCGCCAAACAATACAGTTCCTTGTCCTGGGAATGTTACAACAGGGTTGATACCCGCGTTATACAATACCTCACGATCTGCTTTGCGTGGTGAGTAAGCAAGTTTGATTGAGTTTTTAACCTGTCCACGGTTGAATCCTGCTGGCGAATACCAAGGATCACGTTGAGCATCTGAACGTGCCATAATGCCCGCAGTATCACCATTTAACGGAACCCAACGGTATAAATCGTTGTATCTGTCGTACTGATATTTCCAACCAGAATCCATTACTGCATAAGAAGATGATGGGAGCAGATTACGGAAGGTAACAGAATCATCTGTTTGCTTTCCTGGATAACCCGCGTTGTCAACAACGTCTGCTTTTTCTGGAGAAAGAACTGCAATACAGTCTTGTCTTGCTTCCGCAACATTATTAATCAAGTCAGTTGCACGAGTTTGGTTTGCTGCTGAACCCAAAACAAATGAAATGTCAACTTCTTCTGAGTTATCAAACAAATCGTAACCGTCTAAGTAGTCACCATTTGATGGGACTGTGCCAGTTAAACCCTCTACCAAACTTTCATTCAGTGGTAAACCAGTATCGGTAAATGTTGTTGAATCGGCAGTTGAACCTGGTGATGTTAAACCAGTTGGGTGTGCTGTCCACCAAACATACTCAGAACGCTGATTAATAACTTCTTTGTAGTAGTTTGCTGAACCAGTTTCAGTCTTAGCATCAGATGCTTGAGAAACTGCTTCAAATGTTTCCAATACAGTGTTTGCTGTGCCTGTCCATTCTCCATCTTCATCAATAATAGCGATATGCATTTCATCGCCAGAACCACCACGAGCAGAAGCATATGCTGATGTGCCCGGTGCTTTATTGAAGTTTCTGAAGAACTGCCACTTACGAGTTACTGAATCGGATAAACCACCCGCATCATCCATTGTAACTGTGTTACCAGTGTATGTTGCCGCAAGTGTCAGTGTTGTGTTATCTGTAACTGCTGATACACGAACTTCTGTGCGAGCAGGACCGATAATCAAAACATCACCCACAGTAACTTCATCATCAAATATTGTTCCATCACCAGTTAAGGTTGTAGTATTTGATGTAATCGCAACATTACCTGTTAATGTGCTTGAAAATGCGTTAGCACCAGAACATACAGAAACTCTCAATGAGTTGCCAAGTTCACCTGGATACTTTGCTACCCAAGAACCAACACCAGAAATACCAGTCGAATAGTTATCTTCATAGTCATCGCTATTCTTAATCAGAGTAACTTCAGAGTTTGATGATGATCTTGCGTTTTGTCCCTTTGTATTATCAGCACCCGATGTATTGACTACACGAGAAACGTATAAACGGTTGCCATACGACAAAAAGTTTGCCGCGGTGAAAAAATCATCTGCTGTATTTGCGT